CAAGGTTACGGCACCAGCGAGTATTGGCGGCATCATGGACCTAGTGGCTGACTGCATATCCCTTGCGGATTTCCTATCCTCCACCTCCAGCTTCTCAAAGTTGAGGCCAAGCTCCTGCGCTTGCTTCTGCAACTCAATCTCAGCAATCTTCACCATTGCAATCTGATCTGCCGTCAGCTTGTTGCTGCTGATCATGTCTCCCACCTTCTCGGGGTCAACCCCAATGGCCTTGGAGATGGCAGATACCGCCATGCCTGCCAGGGGACCGCCAAGAGCAGTGGCGATAGTCGGTGCAATTTGTTTGAGCCAGTCCATTACTTCTTCTCCAGCTTGGTATTGATCACGGCAATCTCTTGTCTGTTGTGCATGATGTCATCTCGGTTCTTTTGGATTTCTTTTTCCAAGTCCTGTCTCAGTTTTTCCCTTGCCAACTCAGCGCCTGAGTTGCTGGCTTGCTTGTTGTCGCTAGTCACCACCAGACTGATCTTGCTGTTGAGGATAGTCACCTCATGGCTGAGATTTGACAGAGCCGACATCAGATACACAACGCAGCTAAACAGCAGTGGCAGTATTGCAAATGTGGCCTTTTCAATCAATGCGCCTTTATCGTCCGTCATGTGTCCCCCACAAGTTGCCAGGTGAACCAGGCGGTTAAACCAATCACTACAGCCACCAATGCAGCCCACAGGCCAAAGGTCAGGATGTCGTTTATCTCTTTAGCCCTCAGTGCCTTGGCTTGAGCCTTCTCTGCCTCTGCCTTCTTTCGTTCAGCCACCATGCGGTTGCGCTCCAACATCAGGGCGTTCCACACGTCATCGTTGCCTGACCATATCAGCATCTGCTTCAGCTCGTTCTCTGCGTCTTGGAGCTGCTTGAGTTGCATCACCGTCTCAAACGCAACTGCCGTATCACTCTTGCCAAAGCCCTTTGGCTTCTTCACTGACTCCTTGGCGATAACGTCCTTCGCCTCGAAGAACTTCATCAGGTCACCGCTGATGCCATTGATGTCCTTACCCATCTTGATGGCGGCCTGCACTCCTTTTATGGCTCCTTGAGCTACAGCAAATGCGGTGAGGGGATCAATCATTTGTCCCGCCTGTTCCACATCTCAAACAGCGTTTTGATCTTCTCTTCCAGAACAGCTACCCGCAAATCCAACTTTGCCAAGACAATGATCAAGGTGATCAGCGCCAGCAGGATGGGCCATGCTTTTGCGAGGACGTCGAAGAAGTCCACTTCATCTGCCCAGCGTCAGAGATGCGTAGACGATAGCGGACATGGAGACGATCAAGACGCCAGTGGTCTTCATAATCACACCCTCAAGCCGCTTGAGCCGAGCGTTGATCTGTGCATACCGTTCTGCACAAACGGCCTCGTGGCTCGTCAATCGGATGTCTATTTCACTCATGGCGCGTCAGGCCAAGTGATTGTCAACGGGAATCCAGCCTGTGCGGTTACATCACGCAGTGCTTGGCGGTAAACGGCCCATGCAGTCTTGTCAGCGGGACTATCAGCAAGCTGAGTCCAATCGGATGCAACCAGCTTGTCGTTTCGCTCGGTACGAACAGATGCGGCTTGGCCTTCATTGCGGCTTGTCACTTCATCGATAGTCATGTCACGAACAGTCCAGACTTGAGTCCATCGGTTGTCAGCAATTACTGGAGTGCCTTCTACCAGCACTTGGGTGTTCGTCAATTCTGGTGGTGTTGCAAAGAACACACGCTCAACACCAAATGAAGACAGCATCTCATCGGTGGCTTGAGCAGGAAAGCTAGTCATTGGATTGGCAGCCTTTAGTTGCCCAAGGCCATAAGGGTACTGTTTAACAGCCCCGTTTTCAATGAGTGCGTGCATGGATTACCCCACTTGCTGTTTGATAACGGCCAACATAATTTTGGCTTTTTTCTGTTCAAGTTTCTCAGAGGCATACAGAGTGTGCAATTGCTCAGTAAATGCCGCCAGTTCAAGCCGCTCATCGGGCGGCAGCTTGCTGATTTCTTCAAAAGCCAGCGTGTAGTTGTCGATGTTGATCTGGTAGTGCATGACCTCTGCTTCACGGGCTTCAAGAGACATCGCCAAGATTTCTTCACGGGTCTTTGGGGTTGTGGGTGCAGTTTTATCTTCCATGATTTTCCTTTATGTTAAGAAGTAATTTGTCCAAATGCTATGCCGTTTCCAATGCCAGCAGGTAATGTTGCGGGGTTAGTATATTTAGTACCAAAGCCACTACCCGACCAAGGGTAAGCAGTAACGAATGGTGAAACAGCATGAGCTACAACTATTGCAGAACTGTTAGAACTAAAAACTACACCCCATCCAACACCCGTTGGCGGTGTAGCGGGATCAGCATATTTTGTACCAAAACTACTGCCAGACCAAGGATAAGCTGAAATAAATGGAGTCACATCGTGCCCCACTGCAATATAAGACCCATCAGGACTAAAAGCTACACTGTTTCCATCACTCGGCGGTAGCGTAGCTGGATCAGAGTATCTAGTACCAAATCCCGAACCACTCCAAGGATAGACAGAAACGAAAGGCGTTATTGATTGAGCTAATGCTATATTTAATCCATTAGGGCTAAAAGTTACCTTAATTCCACCCGTAGGCAACGTAGCTGGGTCAGAATACTTAGTACCAAACCCGCCCCCCGACCAAGGATAGACTGATATATATGGTGATCCAGAGTTGTGCGATACAGCTAGTGCAGAACCATTAGGGCTAAAAGCTACGCCTCGGCCAGCAGCCGTAGGAAGTGTTGCAGGATTAGAAAACTTAGTTCCATAAGTACTACCCGACCAAGGATAAACAGTGATAAATGGGCTTGTATCATGCCCCAATGCTATTTCGGAGTTATTAGGACTAAATGCTACGCTTCTTCCAGTGCCCGTTGCTGGTGAAGCAGGGCCACTATATCTACTGCCAAATCCACTACCAGACCAAGGATAGGTCGATAAAAAGGTTGAAGTTGCATGAGCTACAGATATTGCAGAGCTATCAGAGTTAAAAGCTACACCGTTTCCAGTGCCCGTTGGCAATGAAGCAGGGTTTGAGTATTTAGTACCAAAGCCGAGTGCGTCACTCCAAGGGTATGCTGATACAAAGGGTGTTGTATTGTGAGCCACAGCCACATACTGCGGGTACTGTACATCGCCAACTGTGCCCCATGCTACGCCCTGTCCTGCACCCGGTAATAATGATGTTGGATTAGCGTATTTAGTTCCAAATCCAGAACCTGACCAAGGGTAGGCTGAAATAAACGGGGTTGTATTGTGAACCACTGCTATATTTAAAGCATCAGGACTAAATGCTACGCCATTTCCAGTGCCAGTGGGCAGTGTAGCAGGATTAGTATATTTAGTGCCAAACCCAGAACCAGACCAAGGGTACGCTGATACAAATGGAGTAATAGAGTGAGCTACGGCTATGGCGGAACCATTAGGGCTAAAAGCTACTCCGTTTCCATTACCCGTTGGCAAAGTGGCTGGGTTAGCATACTTAGTTCCAAACCCAGAACCAGACCAAGGGTAAGCAGTAACAAATGGTGTAATACTGTGACCTACAGCTATATTAGCACCATCAGGGCTAAAAGCTACCTTAAATCCACCACTCGCAGGCAATGTGGCTGGATTGGCATATTTAGTCCCAAATCCGCTACCAGACCAAGGGTATGCCGATATGTTAGGCGTCCCCGCATGCGCTACGGCTATGGCGGAACCATTAGGGCTAAACGCCACACCATTTCCCTGACCCGTAGGCAACGTGGCTGGGTTAGAAAACTTAGTACCAAAGCCAGAGCCTGACCAAGGGTATGTTGAAACAAATGGTGTTGTAGCATGAGCTACAGCTATACTCGCCCCATCGGGGCTAAAAGCTACGCCATTTCCATCATCAGTTGGTAATGTAGATGGGTTAGCATACTTAGTACCAAAACCACTGCCTGACCAAGGATAAGCGGTAATACGGGGGGATGTGGCATGCGCGACTGCAATGCTTGAACCACTAGGGCTAAATGATACGCTTGTTGCATTACCAGTAGGTAAAGTAGCAGGGCTACTATAAGTCCCCCTAAAGCCCGTTGTACCCCAACTATAAACAGTAATGAATGGGGTAGTGGTGTGCGCTACCGCCAATACTTTAGGCGTAGTTGATACGCTAACCTGTGAACTGTTGCTTGAGAACATAACGGCCCTTAGACGGTGTAGTTCTGACCAGCCACTGACCCCAGCCAGCTTGTGCCACTAATGGCTGTAAACACAAACTTGTCAGCCTGTAATGCCGTAGCCGTCAGCGTTGGTGCAGTTGCGCTAGGCCAATCAACCGTGGAAGGCCATGTGACTGTGCGAGAGCCTGTTGCGTCTTGCAATTGTATTAAGATAAAACTTTTACCAGCTACTGGCGTGGGAAATGTATATACACAATTACCTGTCAGCGTGATGATCTGCACTGTGCCGTTTGCTAAGTCCAGCGTGATGGCTGTTGAACTGTTGCCAGTGAACACCTCTTCTGTGTAGCCGTTGGTAAACGTGCCAGCCTCAACGGTCTTGTTGGTCAGTGTGTCGGTTGTTGCTCGACCTACTAATGTGTCTGTGCTTGTTGGTAGCGTCAATGTACCAGTGTTGCTGATGCTTGAGATTATTGGCGTTGTCAGGGTCTTGTTGGTTAGCGTCTCTGTGCCTGTCAATGTCGCAATGCCAGCGGCTGCCAGAGTAGCAGCACCCGTACCGCCGTTAGCCACCGCCAATGTCCCTGCCAGAGTAATTACGCCCGTGGAGGTGATTGGCCCACCGCTTGTGGTCAAGCCTGTCGTGCCACCAGAGACATCTACGCTGGTGACTGAGCCAGAGCCGGGGCCAGTGAATGCAACAGTGATGGCACCGTTGCCGTTGGTAATGGTGACGCCAGAGCCAGCGGTTAGTGTTGCTGGTGTCAGCGTGTTGCCAGTGGTATTGCCAATGAGCAGCTGCCCGTTGGTAAAGCTGGTCTGGCCTGTGCCGCCGTTGGCTACGCCCAAGGTGCCTGTGATGTCGGCAGTGGACAGGCTGACCGCATCCCAGGATGCGTTGGTGCCATCAGATTGCAGGTACTTGCTGGCGGCAGATGTCTGTGACGGCAGCAGGTTGTTCAGTGCTGCGGCTGCTGTTGACGCGCCTGTGCCACCGTCAGCCACCGCCAAGTCGGTAATGCCTGTGATGCTGCCGCCAGTGATGGTTGCAGAACTTGAAGTGATTGGGCCTGTCACACCGCCTGGTGCGCCAACTGCACCTGTCAGGGTGGAGATGCCTGTCACCGCCAACGTAGTGCTGGCTGTGATGGCCTTCGCCGCCAGTGTGGTGTTGTTAACAGTAGCAGTGCCAGTGGCAGCACCAATGTTCACGGCAGTAGCTGCGCCAGCTAGGTTGACTGTGGTTGCCGTAGCATTGACCAAGGCAAAGGTGGTGGATGGCGTTGTGAGGCTGGTGGTGACTGCTGGTGATGTCAGGTTGGTAGTTCCTGTGGCTGTCAGCGTCCCGGCAACCGCCAGCGTCTTGCCAGCTCCAACATTCAGGCCAACTGATGTGCCTGTGCCAGCCGCTGCGAACAGTGCGTCCACCAAGTCAAGGTCAGAGTTGACCTTAGTACCCCATGTGTCTGTGCTGGCACCAACTTCTGGCTTGGTCAGTAAGAGGTTTGTGGTGGTGGTATCTGCCATGATTTATCCTAGTGTTCTTGCGCGAGCAAGCATAGTTCCTGCCTGATTGGACCTGTTGTCAGCGAGGCGTAGGTCATCAATGCCCTTGGTGTACAACGCCACCCATACAGGTATGCGCTCGTCATTCTGCAAGTAAGGTGCAGCCTGCAGCAATGAGCCGTACAGGTAGATGTCTGGTGCCTGAGTCAACAGCCAGTTGGTTGTGTTGCTGACGCTCAACTTGGCGAGCTTGGCGTAGTAGTCAATCTCGTAGGCGTAGGTGCTGTCAGGTATCGGCAGGACTCGGAAGTTGGTTCCGATAATGGCGTAGAAGAGTGGCTTGCCAGCAGACAGGTAAGTAGTGTTTTGCAACTGGTCCAGGCTGTTCAGTGTCTCAAACTGGAGTGGTGTGATGGGGTTGGTTCCCGTCAGCTTCAGCGTCAACCCGTCAAGGAAATCCGCTGGCAGCGCGTTGTACTCGTCGGTGATGTTTCCCGTCCCGCGAGTCAGCATATTCCTGTTTCGCAGGACGCGCTCAATTTGCGACTCAGCAAGAGTCACAAAGTCAGCAATTGCCGCTGTCAGGTCTGATCTATTGAGCCAATCCGCAACTGATGTCTTCAGCTCGGCGTAGGTAGAGAGTGCCATTTATGCCTCCTGCAGGTCTTTGACCACCCATGTGTGCTCATGCCGGAATTCAAAGGTGCCTACATGACCTATTTCCCGAGAGACATCGTGATCAATGTAGATTTTATACCCAATCTCTTTAGCCTTCAAACAGAAGAAGACATCCTCACCCACGTAGCCACGCTTGTCCGTTCTCCAAGGCGTCTCAAACCAAGGCTCGGACATCTTTTTGAAGACGTCTGCCTTGATCAGCATAACGCCCATGCCAATGGTGTCCACCTCTTGCAGACCGTGGTCATCTAGGGTGCTGTAGATTAACTTGTTGCCAACCTTGGCAGTTGGGCCTGTCGGCATCCTGCGCCTGGCGCAGTTGGTTGCCACGATGTCAAGGTCATGCGCCATCAGCCGCTGGATCATGTCCTGCGGGAAGGTCATGTCAGAGTCAATGAACAGGATGTGGCTGCAGCCCTCGCGCATCGCGTCCAGCGCCAGCTCTGCCCGTTGATTCTGAATCAGCGTACCTTGCATGATTTTCAGGTCAATGCGGTCATCGGTGTTGCAGGCGTGATAGGCCACCATGTTTACCAAGCAATAGGCGTACTGCGTGTGAACCATGTCACGCGCTGGAGTGCAAACCGCAATAATTGTCATACTTGTCCTGGTCGTGTTCTGAAGAATCTGTTGTCGGGGTCATTGAGCCAGCGTTTCATGTAGGCTTGATCTGTGATCTTGCCGCTGGCCTGCAATTCGTAGTAAATGTTTAATGGAATGCTCGCCACCTTGTGCCACTCGCCTGTCCAGTTGGCCTTGTTGTCAGTGGCGTTGAACTGGTCCTTGTTCTCCTCCACCACATTGGAGACATCCTGCTGAGTCTCAATGGTTGCCTCATCAGTCAATGGGTTGTAGTGCCAAAGCCTGGTGATGCCTGTTGTCTCGTCTTTGTCAAAGATTCGTGTTTCCATATTTTGAAGGTGGACCAAGTTTCCCTGGCCCACCCCTCCGTTTAGGACGTTACCAAGTCGGCAGCAAGACCGTGAGCATTCTCACTTGTGATCTTCAGGCCGTACTCAACAATCAGCAGCCGCTTCTCAGCGTCACCCGTCTTTGCCAGTTCCATCTGCTGGAAAGGACGCAGGTACGCAACTGATGCGTACTCAGGGTCCAGCACCAGCGCATCACGCTCACGTTGGAACCGATTCGCCACCACCGTCACGTTGCCAAAATCGCTGACGTAGACATCAGCCGCACCAACGATGGTAGCGGGTTTAGCGCCGCCTTCGATGTTGTAGCGGGTTGCAGCAATACCTGCAAAACCACTCACTCGCTGCTTGTTCACCGGACCTGTCATCAGGATTTTCGGTGTGCCGCCAGAGGTCCAGGTCTTTTGAATCACATTCTTGAGAATGGTTTCAGTGAAGGTCCGAACAGTGCCATCAGTACGCAAGCTGTTTGGCAGCGTTGTGTAAGACGGGTCAGTGCCAGTTGTATCAGTGTTGGTCTTGATGAAGGCCAGGACAGAGCCGGTAGTACGTGCAGCACTGGTGCTGCCTGCACTTGCGATCTGGCTTTGGACCATCACCAATTCCATATCACGCTTCAACTCAGCGCCCTTCTTAGCCAACTGGTAGGCCAACTCAGACTTACGTCCAGCCTTGTTGACAACTTCCTCGGTGTTGGACAGCACCACAGTTTTGCGGCTGATCTGGCAGTAGTTCTGCATCCGCACCGTTGCGGTTACAGGGTCGTAGGTTCCAATGTCATCACCCTCAAGCTGGGCATTGGTAGCCGCAGCCTGGAGTGCATCGGTCTGCCACTCGTACAGCGTGTTTTGCACACTGTCTTTTCCAATGTTGGATTGGAACGGCGTTTCCTCTGGTGAGATGTTGTAGATGATGTTGCTGAGATTTTCACGGATACCCTTGGCAGAGTATGTGGTGAATGTGTTGCTTACGATAGCCATTTTGAATTACCTCAAAAGATGTTCAATTGCGGAAGCCGCATCGTTGACGCGACCAGTTTTAGCAAGACGTTGTTGCGACCTTCTAGCATCAGTTACGTTGTCCATTCTCCCCGCTGCACCTGGCTTGGCGGGTTTAGGCCCATTGTTGACCGCTGGCCTGATGTTGCCCCTCTTGGTCATCATCTGGTCGTACAGCGCAGCTTTACGCAGCGCAACGACAGCACGGTGGTCAAAAATATTCTTCAGCTCGTCAGAGGAAAAGCCTAGCTTCTGCCCCCACTCAATCAGCAACGTCTTTTCAGCCTTGGCCTTGTCGGGGTTAGCCCACTCGGGAATAGCTTTGAGCATGGCATCTTGCTGTTGTGCGAGGTGTGCCTGCATAGACTGGTATTGCTCTTGCGCCTGGATGTGAGAGAGTCGCTGCTTCTCGGAGACGATGGCAGCGTGTACTTTCTCGGCATCTCTTGCAAGTTCCTTTTGCCTCACCCACTCGATTGGGTCTTCACTGTAAAGACGATCCATATCAAGTTTAGGTGCAGCGTTTTGCTGAAGTTGCGCCTGGAGTGACCCCAATAACTGGGAATACTGCTGGCGCTCCGTCCGCACAAGTTCAGCCTCTGCCTGGAACGCCCTTCGCTCCTCGGACACTTGCTGAGTCTTGCGGGTGTAGTCTGCTTCTCGGCTGTAGCCCTTTTGGAGTTCTTCAAGCGTGACCTCGACATTCTTGCCGTCAACTTTGACGGTGAATACGGGTGGCTTGTCCTCCTCCTCCTCGGCCTCATCCTCATCAGGCTGTTCCCCATCGGAGTCTTGCAATTCCTCCTCTGGAGCCGCTGAGTCAACTTGCGTCAACTCTTCATGCACCTCAACGTCCTGCTGGTCCCCACCTTCCGATGGCAACATCGCGTCAATCGCACTTGCTGCGTTAGCAATATTTAGGTTATCCATGTTTCAGTTCCTTTCATTTACGTGTGCGTTCCAATTTCTTACGCTCCACCCAACCGTTATCAATCATCTTCTTCAGCTCAGTTTTCAACATATCAATGCTTTGCAGCATTGCCCACGCTTGCTCACGTTTTGCAGATTCATCGGGAAGGCTAGACTTCCACTTGTAAACCTGGATATCTTGAAGCTGTTGCAGAGCATTGGTAAAAACCTCGTCTTGGAGCAGTAGCTCTGACTTGTTGCCCTTGCGGATGATGTCTTCCTCGGTCATTGAAAGGTTCCTAGTTGTTGTTGTTTAAGCATCTCACGGTCAATGTTCTGTTGAGCCGTAATCTCAGCCGTACTGATTTGGGTGTTGTACTTCAGCTCCAGCTCGTACTTCTTTAGAGCCATTTCCTGATACATCTTGTCTCGCGCAAAGTCATCATCCATCACCATCTTCTGGCGGCTGAGTTCAAGTTCTGCTGCCTTTTTCTGGATGTCGGCCTGAATGCTCTGTGCCTGAACCTGCGCCAGCATCTCCTCTGGCGTTGGCTTGGGTGCGGGTGGTGCTGGCGGCTGGTAGTCGGCGGGTATCTGGTTGAAGAACTGGCTTGGGTCTTTAAACCCGTTCAGCTCCACAATTTTTCTTAGTGTGCTGCTGTACTGTGATGGCGTCACCAGGGGATTCACCACACCCAACTGGGTCAGCACTTCTTGCTGCTTGGCGCTGATCTGCATCAGTGCCGCCACGCGCTCGTTGGTGTCTCCGTTGCCCATGCCAATGTTGATGGAGCAGTCCATTGCAGCGTCCCAGGCTCGCGGATCAATCTGCACAAACTCATTACGCAGGCGCACCATGCGAGCCTTGTCCTGGTGGGTGGTCACCAAGAACAAGATTGACTTGAACAGCTTCTTCATGCCCTCTGCCATGATGCGGCTGATCAACTCAATGCGGCCTTGGCTGGCTGAGATAGTCGCTGCCACTGCCGCCTTGGTGCTGGACTGCAAGGCGTCAGCGTTCAGGCCCATAGCCGCCTTGCTCATGCCAGTACGGTCCTCACGCAGTTGGTCCATGTAGTCCAGCATTGGGAATGCTGCCTGTCCAACAAATGGCGTACTGAACGGCTGCACCATGCCGGGTGCCCTCATCCTAATGATGGCGCCTGTCTCGTTGTTCAGGACATCCTCAATGTTGACTTGACCCTCCACAATGGCAGTCCGCGGGTGGATGGATTGCGCCAAGGAGTCCAGCGTGTTCCTAAGAATCTCGCTCTTGATCTCTTGCAGGTCATGCGTGATGTCAAAGATGGACATGGCCTCCAGAGGTGAGGTGTGTGGCTCGGGGTCACAGGGGAAGTCAATAAACGGAATGTAGGACGCTGGCAGGTTCCGCAAAATCTTGTAGCCGCTGCCGATACAGCAGATTTTCCTCAGCTCGGGTATCCCGTCCATGTCGTAGTCAATCCGCAGGTACGCCTCAACGTACAGCACCCTTTCCATCATGGGGTTGGCGCTCTCAGCAGAAACACCAAAGGCACTCACAGGCTGACGCGCCAGGTACTCCTCGTTCGTGTCCAAGTCGCTGCTGGTGATGTTCTCCCGCACCTCGTCCTCGTCGTAGCCCAACTCAATCAGTTGCGCCACTGTCGCCATCTGGCGGTGGGCAATGATGGCTGAGTCATCAAATGACCTAGCTCGGCGGTCCAGCAGCAACTCCTCGGGCGGCACCGACATAATCCGCACCCGCCCACCCTTGATCTTCCGCTTGATCTGGACATCGTGCAACTGACCCATCATCTGGTCAGGATAGGTGTTCATCACCATCACATCAGTCTGCTCTTGCATTAGGATTTGCAGCGTCTGGTCATCAAGGCCAGAATACTCCTCGATGCGGACAGTCTCGTCTTCCTCCCACCAGCACTTCATAATCCCGCACTTCCGCACCAAGGAATCCTTGAAGGTGGCGTAGGTGGTCAGGAAACCGTTGTTGTCAGAGTTGAAGATGAAGTTGCAGTAGTCGGTAGCCTGCTGTGCGTTGGCAACGTCTTCTGGTCCCGTTGGCACAAACTCGACAGTGTTCTCTGAACTGAAGAATATCCGCATCAGGCTTGGCATCATGGCTGATACGGTATCGCGCACCTCCATTGCCACCACCTGGCTGCGGCCTTCCTCTTCCGTACCAAACAAATCGCCACGGTAATACTCAGTACCCTTGGCTCGGATGGGACTCAGGTCAGTGTCAATGTAGCTGACTGCATCGGTCAGCTCCATGTTGATAATTCCCTGCAGCTCGTCCAGGTCCATCACCTCAACGGCCTGGGTGTCAGTGTTTAGATTTTCCATTTCAAAACCATTCTTTTGCGTAGTTTGGACGATTCTTGTCAATCCAAGGTTTAGCCGCCAGCGTCAGTTCGTATGCATTACGTCCTATTGTGCTGCTTCCAATGTGGTGAACGTAGCTGGCACTAAGAAAGTGCTTGTAGCCCTTCTTTTCCAAGTCAGCGCAGATGACATCATCGCTGAAGTAATTAATCGGTGGAAACTGACAATCCTCAAAAGCCTCTGCGCTCATCCAAGCAAATATAGGGCTCACTACAGACAACGGCCTGACAAATGACTCATGCGTGAACTGCATATTGTTCAGCACCTCCCCGTCATTCCACCTGATATTTTGGTACGGCCTGACTGCATCTGACCTTGACGCTACCAGTCCAGGGTTCTGGTTTAACTCCTTGCAAATAGCAACATCGTCCAGCAACATCCTATAACTATTTGGCGTCAAGACAATATCATCGTTCGCAATAACTACAGCCCCATACCCATCACTCAGCGCCCTGCTGATCACTGCGTTGTAGTCATCACCAAAGTTACTTGGCTCACCCAATATCAGTGTGCAGTTCAAGTTGCTGATAACTTTCTCTGGACCCTTCAGGTAAACCTGAACGTCAGGTGCGTACTGCCTGATACTCTCAAGCAGTACGGGTAAACCCTTACCGTGGACGGTGCTGATGACAATGGGAGGGTTCATTCTTCCTCTTCGTCTTCAACAATCCAAGCATCACACGTTCGGCTGGCGGCGCACTTGAAGTTAAATATCTCGCAGTACCCCAAGTCCTCAACGTCTTCGCTACCAATACCCTCGGCAATGCAATCCAGCATCTCCTCGTCCTGATTAAACGCTGAACAGTTACCGCATCGGCTCATCTTGGCGTCTTTTATGGCCACGTCCCATTTCTCTGCCTTACGCATCCAAAACTCGGTATTGGGCAGCTTGGGGTTCTCAGGACCGTATGCGGCCTTGGTAATCGCCTTCTCCCGGTTCTTCAGGTTGAGCGTTACGTCTTGGGTTGCCTCTGGACAACTGTCGTTAGCTTTACCGCCCATGATAATCATCACAGCGTGTTGCATATTTTTTGGTATTGATCTCATGCTGCCCTCGTCAGGTTACGTTTCAAACTGGAACCATACTTATGCATCTGCGAGCCGAACATCGCAGTCCCGGCATCGCTGGCAAATGTAAGGCAAAAGGCATCAGCCTTGTCGGGTGACGCCAAGCCACGCTTGCGAATCTCGTCCTTACCCTCAATCTGAATTTTACCCCCACTGGTAAAAAAGTATCTCACTGTCGCCAGTTCAGCAATCAGACTCTCATCCTTGGGAATAACGCAGTCACGCTTCTCCAGCCATGCCTTGGCCTTGTGCCACAGTTCAGCCTTCAGGTTCCTGTACGTACTCCCCAATGCCGGGGATTCTGCCACGTTAATGCCAATGGCTGGCAACTTCAGCTCACGCAGCCTGTCCACCACACCAGCCCCCAACCCAATACTATCTACCATAATCTCATGCGGACGCTGGTCCGGTGGTAGCGCCTGGTACTCAGCCATCACCGCACCAGTCAGTTGCATCAGGTCCAGGTTCTTCCACGTTTTGATTTCGGTAACAACATTCCCCTGCCGCTTGCACAGTGCGCTCCTGTCTGACCCGAACCGCGCAACGTCCAGCCCCCACACAATTTTAGCAACCGGGCTCATCGCCACGTCCCGGCTAACTGCCGCCTCCAGCAGCTCCATAGGTATCACGGTATCGTCGTCGCTCCTCGGGAAGTCGCCCAGCACCCGGATGCGGTAGGCGTTGCTCTCCTCGCCGTACCTAGACTTCATCTCGTCCATATAGGCGTCTGACACCCTGGGGCTGTCGGCGCAGCTCACCTTCATCGTCACCCAGTCATCCTTCAGGCGGTTGTGCGTATCAAAGAAGAATCCGCTGCTGCGTACCGGGTTGCCTAAGAGTAGCGTCACGGCCTTGTGGCCCGACATACTGCCTGCCGCCGCCTCGAACACCTGCTCGGGTATACCGCTGGCCTCGTCAGCCACCAGCATCACATTGTCGGAGTGGACGCCTTGCAGCGCCTCGGGCTGCTCTGCGCGTGATGTCCTGGCGCTGATGAACGCCTCTGTCGGTGCCTCCTTAACTTCGATGCGGTCCTGCTTCACCTCCAGTTGCTCTTGTAACGGCGCGGGAAGTTGTTTCACCCACCGCTTCAGTTCCGCAAACAGCGCATCGTATAGCTGGCTTGAGGTAGGCGCTGTCACCACAATCTTCACCGGGAAGCGCAGCAGCAGATACCAGATGATGGCCCAGGACGCTGCCGTACTCTTGCCTACGCCATGCCCGGACCTAACGCTGATGCGCCTGTTGTTGGCTGCGATGTGGCCCAAGAATTCCTCTTGCCAGGGGTCGGGTTTAACGCCCAACACCTCTTTCACAAACAGCACAGGGTTGTTTCGGTAGAGTTGCGTAAAAGCAACAAATGGGTTTTCACTCATTTTTTAAATTTTTTGTGGTCAATGTGGGCAGTTTGTGGGTGGTTTGTGGGTGGTTTGTGGGTGGTTTGTGGGTGGTTTGTGGGTGGTTTG